GAAACAATGTTTTTGAGAATCAATTGCGTTCTCAACATATCATTGAACATCTGAGAAAATCTCTTTCTCAAACGTCCAACAAATTTTGCAAATTTAAGTTCATCTCTTAAAATTTCGGATGATCTTCCAAGATTGAATCCACCATCGTTTGCGATTCTAGATTCTGGAACATTTAATGATCTATAAAGTTTTTTCTGGAAGTATTCGACGTCAGTTAATTCTCCAAGATTTTGACCGCCTGGAAGAGTGGTAATTTCTGTACCACGACCACCCTCTCTTCTTGGAAGCCAGAAATCTTCTAGCATACTCATGAATTTACGATCATCACGAACTTCACCAGTATTTGCATCATAAACAAGTTTATTACGATAACGAGACATAACCTCCTTAAGGTATTGCTCAGCCTTTACCTTAGGAAGATTGCCAACATCGATGTAAAAAATTCTTCTTTCTGGTGCTCTTGATAAACGATAAATGACCAAAGAATCCTCAATCATACGAAGTTGATTGAGTGCTTTAATTGCTTTGTGTAGATATGATAAAACAGTATTTTTATTTCTATCAACTAAACCAGACGTGCAGTAAACAATCGAATCTTTTGCGATTTTGACCGATTTTTGTCCACCGGCACCAGAAATCATTCCTGTTGGATAATTTGGTGTTGGAGTATAAAGAAAATACTCTTCAATTTCTGGTGCATTTGCCAGTGCATTATCATCAGATTTTAAATTAATTCTAACGTATGGATCCTTATTATTTTTCTTTTCTTGGCGAACATATTTGATCTTCATAGGATCAATATATCTTAAATCTTTAATTCCTTCCTGAGGTTTTTTAAGATCAATAACTTTTAAATAATAAACTCTTCCATCAATATACCAATTTCTAAAAATTTCATGGCACTTTCTATCAAAGTCCATGATTTCTTTAAGATAAGTAAATTCTTCTCTTATTTTCTTCTTTAAACTCTCACTTGCATTTACATTTGATAACTCAATTTCTACTGGAGAATCATATAAATCACTGACAAGAGCTTCGTTGACAACATCTTCAATGGCAGAATCACACTCTGGGTGAAGTGCCATTTCCCGATATCTTTTAATTAAATCATGTTCAGTGCGATAAACTCCTTCAATGTCAACATATTGACCATAAAATCCACTAGCAATATAATTATCAACCCCGTCCTCATTGGTTTGAGGAACGGGGGATACTATTGAAGGAGATTTATTTTTGCTATCATCAATAGAAAAACCAAAAAGTTTTGCCATAGTATAATCTTTTTTGCCGTTATCTTATTATTTAGTTGATATCTTCACCACCAGCATTTGCACCGGTGCCTCTAACAGCCTCCCACCATTGAACTTGAAGCTCAACAGTGAACTCTTGAATGCCTTGGGCATCGTATGCAAGTTCAATCTGGGAGATGTTAGTTGGGAATACATCATAAAAACGATATGTTCTGAGAACAGATCCGTCACGATCTAACTGATAAACATAAGCTTCTGCTTGATAATCTGCTGGGTTTGTTAATCCAGTATTATCAGAAACTTTATTAATAGTGTTCATCCACCTTTCAAAGGCAGAGCGAATAGCAAAATCGGTGTCGTTGATGACGGTAACGGTCCAAGAATCAAAGGTTCTGTCACCTGCAATTTTTAAAATTCTTCCTCTGAAAGGAACATCAATTTGGGCAACATTGGATGCTGGTAAGTTTGCACCTTTAACTAAGAATCTTGATTTCTCAAGAACATTGGTGTCTGGGGCAGCAGCATCTGGGAAAGTGAGAACAACCTCAAATAGGTTACTTCTTGCACCACCACCGGTTAACTTACTCTTGAAGTCGGTAATCTTTCTTAGTGGGGGTGGATTAATCTGATTTCTAGCTGGCATGATTTTTAACCTCTAGTAAATTAAACGGAACCGATTACTTCTTCAAAAGCAACACCAGTTCTGGTGGCAATGAAGGTCAGACCGATGAAGTTGATCGATCTTGCTGGTTTGATGTAAATGTCGGCAACAAATTCATTTGCATCAATAACTGCTGCCGTGTTATTTGTCTCATCACAAATAACAACGTAATCGAAGATACCTCTCTTTGATTGAACATCGCGGAGGAATGGTTCAACAATATTTACAAATGTTGTTCTGGTAACTTCATCATTAAACTCGAAGAGGAAATCTTTTGCAGCAGCAGAGATAGCATCTTCAAGATAGATGAACAATCTGCGAACGTTGATTCTATCAAACGCAGATGACTTACCAAATCCAGTCTTATCACCAAACAGAATGATTCCTGCACCTGGTGAGAAGATAACTGGGTTGATTCTGTTCGAGTACAGAACGTCTCTTTGTCTTCTTCCTGGATTGTATGCAAGTTTAACTGCATTCAAGATTGAACCTCTTGAAGTTCCAGCAGGTGAGAACCAAGGGAACTGTTGGATATCGGTTCTTGCACAAGTTCCAGCAATGTCTCCATTCAATGGAACATAGCGGAAAGTATCGTTGAAACGATCATACATGTACTTATAACCACTATCAAAGACTCCGTAAGTTGTCGATGATACTGGTGAGTAGAAACTCACAACATTTTCAGTAATCGTATCAATGTTGTTGACCGTAACTGCACCAACAGAAGAATCAGTTATAAATGCTTTTCTGTATGGTGATACAAATGCAACTGCATCCTTTCTGTATTCTGCGGTAGCAATACACTTATTAGCAAGTGCTTGTGCTTGCTCCTTATCGTAATTTGCAGAACCCATCAAGATGTAATCAACTTCAACTTCTTCAGTGTTTTCCAGTAAGATGTATCCACTGATGATATCATCTAGACCAGAATAAAGTGCTCCTGTTGTATCTAGATCGGTCTTACCACCATAGTTTTTACCACCAGTTAGTGTATAAGTATTTGATCCAGCGCCAGCAAAGATAACACCTTGTGCATTTTGATCCCATCCCGTGTCATTATTCAATTCGTGGAGATTTGATCCATTTGCACTAAATCCAGTTGTAACAACTCCAACTGGTTGTGATCCACCGAAAAGATACTGTGAACTGGTTTCTAGATACTTTCTCCAATAAGATGGGCTTCCTACTGAATATTCTGCATCTTTTGCTTTTGAAAGATTTAGATGCTTTTCTAGAATACTTCCAGCGTTTCCAGTGACTTTTCCTTCGTCATCAATTACAACAACATGAACTTCATCAAATCTTCCACCTCTTGCAGCAGTAAATGCTGATGTAGATGGGCGATTTGAAATTGCATCCCATTCGATGCTACCAACACTTAATGTAATCGATTGATTTTCAAACCAATCCTTTTCGGTAGCGAATGATCTAGTTGCCCATGAAGATCCAACTGGTTGTCCTGCGGTATGAATTGCAACAGTTCCAGTATTAGGAAGTGCATATACACCGTTTTGCTGATAATCAACAGCAGTGATTGATCCAGCAGCGGAAACGTGATTGATGAGTTTTGTTGAAATTTCACCAGATCCAACTTCGGTAATTACTCCTTGGAAATATCCATCAAGTAAAGAAGTTGATCCAGCACCAGGAAGTGTGAGTCCAGTCGGAACGGTAATTGTAAAACCCATTCCAACAGAAATATCAGTTGTTGTAATTCCAGTCAGAATCTGATCTGCTTTTCCATCAATAATAGCAACTTTTATTCCGTTTGCCCAAGTTCCAGGGTTCTTTGCAGCAAAAGTGATATTGGTGATAGTGTTTTCATCATATCCCAATTGTACATAATGCTCTTCGCTTTTAATTTTTACGCTAGTTGCGGCACCAACTTTTGCGTTATAAAGCATTTGGTCATCTGATCTGATGACTCTCATTACTCCACCATAAGCAAGGTAGGATGAAGCTACCATCCAGTGCTCATAGTGCTTATCAGTTGAGTATGGTTGACCAAAAGTTTGATAGAGATCGTTCTCATTTTCGATGAGTTGAGCAACACCAACAGGTCCTTTTGCAAAAGGTGCTACTTGACCAGCAATGCTTCCAGAGACTGGATCGACTCTACCAATTGTTAAATCAACCTCTCTTACTACAATTCCAGGAGATGCTAAATTTAGAGGCATCTTTTATTCTCCGTTATCCAGAATTAATCTAAAAATATTTATTAAAAAGACTACTTTCATTGGGGAAACGGTGCGTGAACAAACTACCAATCAGGATATTCCCACATATTTGGTATTTCTTTTTTACTGTGACGACTAGATTGAATTCTTTTTATAGTGCAGTCCTTACATTCATATGAATATGCGGAAGGAAAAACCCCTTTATTTTTGCGAGTCAAATAATAATCACTGGTTAAACTTTTTACCTTTTTACATACTCTACACTTTCTATCGGAAAATAATATATGTTCCAATTCAATTTGATCATCAAAATCAAATTCCATTACCTATATTCCCACATATAAGATCTATCTCCGTATTCATCTAAATTCCAACTATCATCTGATTTTTTTGCAACCATCCATCTATCACCAGTTTGTTGTTCAACAAATACATCATCATCTAATCCATCAAGAATAAATCCAAATGGTGCCATATCCTGTTCGATCTGATTTTTTTGTTCCTCATAAATTCTCTTACGAACATCATTGTCCGTCATTTCTTTAAAATATGGTTGAGCAACCAACCAGGAAAAAATAACAAGACACATTGCTA